AAGACAAATTAAATATATGTGTATATAATATAAGTTAAGGATGAAAGTCACAAAGTTTTTATCAACTCTTTTCAAGACCAAAAGAACTTCCACTCGTAGAAGTAAAAGAACTACAAGAAGGTCAAGAAAACACTCCAGACATACTAGAAAAATCAGAGGAGGTATTATTTTAGCTTAAGCAGAAAGTAACTATGCAAGAAAGAACCTAATATACAAGAACCTAATAAACCTAATATATAAATCTTTTATGTGATTATATATTAGATAAGTGAACACAATGAATAATTTGAAAATAAGGAGTTATAAATATAGTAAAAAATCAATAACAACCCGAAAAAATATGAAAACAAGAAAAACTTCAAAAAAAATGTGTAAGAACAAAATGAAAAAAGCGAACAAACGGTCAACAAGATATAATAGATGTTCAACACGAAAAAACAGAGGTGGAGCTGGTGAAAAAGAACCAGCAACATCAACACCAACCCAAAAAAACAAAAAAGCAACATGTCCAGATGACGATATGGAGCCTGATAATATTGTAACAGAGTTACAAAAGATAAATGATAAACTAATAACACTTTTATCGAATGGTATACCAGTCCCAGACACAAGTGGATTAGAAAATACAATAAACGAAACAAAGAATAAGATAAATGGAATGATAAAGTCAGTAAAGGACACACTGATGTTCCCTTTCACATTTGTTACTGACATAAAGAATAAGATAGTTGTTGAAATAAACAATATGTTAGGCGACAAGTTCAATTTAGATTTTTCAAATAGAGAAGAACTACAAAGAAAGGTGGACGAGATTGATAGAAATATTAATAAAAATCCAGAGATAAAGAAGAAGATAGATAAAGTTATCAAAGACATAGGAAAACCTTTGGAAGAATTGATACAGAAAATACAAGACAAGGTATTACAACTACAACAAAAGGTTGTATCAAAGTTGGCAAATTCTGGCGCGAATGCAACTATAAGCGCAATAAATGCAATTCCATTTGCTGGTACACTTGTAAGTATAGCTAAGATAATGGATAACGTCATGGCAATGTTAGTAAGAATGTCAACGGTTTTGAAAGATGGTAGAATGAAAAACTGTGAGGCGGCAGGAATCGGAAAAACAATAGGCATAGCATTAGGAAACGTAGTAACAGGTGTTCCTGGTATAGGTTCTATTTTAGCGTTGATAAAAGTATTAGATAATATATTAAATATAGTAGAAACACTCACAAAGTCGATAGATGATATAGTTAGCTCTACAAATGAAAAACTTGAGAAAGTTATGTCAGCAGCGAAACCATTAAAAGGAATTATGAACCAACAAACCAATGAACTAACAAAGCAAGCAACCAATAAACTACCAAACCAACAAACCACCACCAAACCAACAAAGAAATAATAAAGAAACAAAGAAATAATAAAGAAAATTGACTATGATATAGACTTAAATAATAACTGTATATCATATAAAACATAATACAAAGAAAACAACTCATAAACCCAAACAACACATAAACCCAAACAAACAAAAAAGAAATGTTCAAACTATACGAAAAAGAAAAACACAAGAACCCAATAAATGTGAACAAAGAAGTTCATACGATGAATATATGTATTCCAAAAGTAGACGAAACAATACCAACGGACAAAGTACAACAAATATTCAAGGACTTGAAACTAGGTGAGATAAGTAGGATTGTTCGATACAACCAGAAGGTATTTATCTTTTTCAAAAGCTGGAACACCAGCGAAAAAACAAACAAAGTATATGAGCGTCTTGATAAAGGCGAAGACTGTAAAGTGATATATGACTTTCCTTCATACTGGAAGTTTTATAAAAAGAACCCTTTGAAGAACACATAAACAAACTATAAAAATAAAACTTTCAAACTTTCAAACCACCTTTTTTATATTTTTATAATATAATTTATAATATATACTATAAATAAGTAACCAATAAAGCCAAATAAAGATGTCCATAGTAGCATTCAAAAGAAAATCAGTAATACAGTACGGAGCAAGACGGTCAGGACAAGATTCATTACCAACTGCAAAAGCACAAGTATGGATGCCTCAGGGTCCATTTGGTCCTTTTACAGCAAACTTAACAAACGCAATCCAAAACCCAGGACCACTAGGTTTTTCATTAAACGGTCCATATAGAAACGTAGGATATATTGGAAAGTCATCCCATATGTCAAAATCAGGAACTCCATTTAGAGGTAAGTATCCAATCGGACACGGAGGAATAAATGGCCAATATCCACAGCCTCGGCCATCTTTCAATGTAGACGAGGTGATTGTTTTAGGAGACCAGACAAAGTATGTAAAACCATCTGTCGTATCCACTTATGGGCTTTTAGAACGTAAATATAGATGGGTAAGAGGACAGTATCCAAGTGCAGTAGTAAAGAATATTTATACAGGAAATATGGTAGACTCAAAATCACAAGGAACTTATATTCATAGAGTATCGACAGCGAATATGTGTGTAGAAGATGTGAACAACCAGCAAAAATACAAAAACTATATTATATGTACGAACCCAACATCGTCTTGTTATAACCAAAAGAAGAATAGTGCAGCAACGCTGAAATATAATGACATGGCGAGAAATGGACCATATACGAAAACGTTATACCAGCCACTAGATGCTAGTACACAAATAGCAAGAATACAAAGGAGATGTTCGAATCCACTTCCAAGACAACAGCATTTACCACAGGCGTATAATGGTAATGGAAGACCAACGGCAGGAACTTGTGGAACATCAGGAGGTGTATCACAACTAACAAATACAAGTTTAGATGTGCCAATATAAACAACAAAACCAATACACCCTCCAAACCCAATCCTCCAAACTCCAACCAATACAAATCCAAACACTAAATAAAAAATAAATACATATAATAGAAAACAACAAATCTATATCTATAATATGTATTCGATGTTCGATAGTTACTTTATTCTAAAAGTCATATTCATTATTCTATTTATCATCGTAGTATCCACAATAAACACAATCCTTTATCAACAGCAAAAACAACAGGAAGGTTTTTATGTAAACAACTACGATTCAACAAGAAAGTGGTCACCAAATACAGTCCAACAGTTTTTATACACACAGCAGTCATTAAACGACCCAACACAAATTCAATTTGATATGGATAAAGTACAACAACAAGCGACAGAAGAAGAAGCCTTGTATTTTATAAAAAACAAAAAATGGAAATGGTCAGACGAAGTACAACAACTTTATATGGACGCAATAATGAATAACATATATATACGAAGTGACCCATATGAGTCATTAAAACACGCGATGACAGTTTATAATGAAACGGCAATTTTAGAGGTTATTTCGTTATTTCAGACAAAAGAAGGTAGTTTTTTAATGAAAGGACACGAACTAGAAGGAGGCATTGATACGGCAAATTCTGGGTCAGGGACATATGCAATCAACTCAGGATTAGAAACAAAGAATAAGTTGATAAGATGTCAGTATAAACCGTCCACCAATCTACCACCGTACTCAGACTCTCAACCAGCAAATACATACAACACACTAAGTGACAAAAACCTAACAGCAATGGATTTTTTATCGCAAACACCGGCTTTGACACCAACAACCCTAGCAACCCTAACACCAACCCAGACCACAACCCAAACCCAGACCACAACACTAACACCCCAAACAACAAAACCCACAACCACTGAACTACCAGTTCAAATGACAGTAATACATAAAAATAACCAAGAATCACGCCTACAAGAAATAGACTCAAACGGGCCTTTTATTTCACAGATAAAAGATATAACGGACTATAAGAGTCTTCCATCTTTAATACCAGGGTTTCAGTTCTTAGATGAACCTTGTAATCCTTGTATGGCATTAGACGAGTCAAGAGATAAATATAGCTGTCCATTTATAATAAAGAATGGGCTAAATACGAATAGTTACCCATCGTCAATATGGAACTACTTATGGTTTTCTCATCCTGAAAATAAAGTTCAAAAACCTTTCAAGGAGATAGATATAATGATAAACAACCCAACACAATTTGATATATGGAGTATCCTACAAAAGTTACTAAATATAAATAGTCAAACATAAATAACCACCCAACTACCCAACCATCCAACCATCCAAACACCTAATCTTCTATTCTCTTCAAAACAGTAAGCCCATTATTATTTGTATATTTTTCAAGAAGAATCCAGTTTTTATTATTCTCCAAAAAATCATCCACGGCTTTACCAAGACCACAAATTATTTCATTTTCAGGAATGTTTGTTTTTGAAGAAATATCTCTCAACTCATCCATATTAATATTACCCCACCTTTCACGGACATATTCACCATGTATTTCATCAACAGTAGTGTCGTGCATAATAATATATTTTTTTGTGATTTTACTATACATATCAAGTTCTCTTTTTAACTGCCCATAAATATGCCAAGTATCAATAAATACAAGGTCTACTAACCCACTATCTGTATCAATAGAAGAAAAATCCAACTCCAAGTCATTCTTCCATATATAATTGACTTTCAAGTTATTCAAATACTGTGAGTTATATAAAATTTCTTTAATATCACACTCATCTATGTCATTCAAGAGTAAATAACCTCTTTTATTATTATTACTATTATTACTATTATTATTATTATTATTTAATAACCCATTCATCAAAGCCCAAGAAGATACACAGCCACGAACACCCAGTTCTATAATGCTTTCACATTTTGTAGCGTAGTTATATAAAGTTGGTAAGTGTTCATTGATATCGGAAGGAGTGTTACAAAGTTCAGTATACTTATTTGATACATATTCTTTATTAAGTTCATACATGATAGACGAAGACATGACAAAGAATAAATATATATTTATAACTATATAGTAGTTAGACTCACATATGTTTATATTATTTTATACAAAATAGATAAAACAATATAAAAAGTATGTGTATAAAAATATATAACACAAAATGAGTAGTTCATCTTCTTCTTTTCAACCATCAGCAGATGGTAGCGCTACAGAGCAGCAACAACAACCACAACAACCACAAGTAAAGTTAGTAGATATCGAGGTAAAAGACGAAGTCGTAGCATTGAATCTTATTGTTTCCTTTTTGAACTTGGCACAAAGACGAGGAGCATTTAGTATTGACGAGTCCTCCAAGCTTTGGGAATGTATTAGAAAGTTTCAAAAGCCATAATAAACACGGTTATATAGAGTAAAAATACAACAATGAATATCATATAGTATATAATATCATATAATTTATAAACTTATAAAAAATTATATCATAACACATATAATATAATTTATAAAAGAATACAAACCAAAACCAACACATAATACACAAGAGCGGTTTCGAACCGCTGACCTTTGGCTCATAAGACCAATGCTCTAACCAACTGAGCTACATGTGCAAAGCCAAGCCAAGCCTCCCACCCCACCTCCTTGCCTTTTCAGCGTATAAAAAAAATAAAGCCTATAAAAAATACCAGAAAAACCAGTAGTAATAATAAATAATGGTTAGTAAAAAAGTTATGATAATATTAAAAAAAAAAGAACGTACCTTTGATTCACTCCACCTCCTCCGCACCAGTATAACATACACATATTTCTTTAAGTCGTTTTTAAAGCATATATTTTTTAAAATCTTCTATTCAAATCTTCTATTCAAAATCTTCTATTCAAATCTTCTATATTCTTTTTCTTCTTGATAAAAAAGAAGCAGCAGTTGTTCCCACCATTCCAGCGGCAGAGTGAGGTTTATAAATATAGTTTTTACTATATGTGTAACACATACAAGTTTTAGGAACTTGTCCCCACGGAAGATTTGTAGTGTTACCTAGTGACTGAAAGTAGTTAGCTCTATTTAACCTATTGGAAGGAAAAGAAGGATTGTTAGTAACAGGCATAGTTATTTACTGTATATATACTGTATATATATAGTTATAAGAAGAGAAACAGTTATCTTTTATCTTTATCTTATTGAATAAAAATCTCACCCAATAATTATTTATTTACCGCAAGAACCACATCCAGGTTTCAAGTTACTTATTCTACCAATCATAGAATATCCCACACCAAGTCCCATTCCAACAAAACGGTTATTATTTATTCCAGAAACAGGAGGCGTATAATTGTATGTTTGTCCACTAGTTATAAACATATTCATTCTAGGTATGTATCCTAAAGGCATTATAAAGTTATAAATATATATATACAAAATATAAAAATTATCTATATTTCACTTTTCAACCTCCACGAAGACGAAGTACTAAATGTAAAGTAGACTCTTTTTGAACATTATAGTCACTCAATGTTCTGCCATCTTCCAACTGTTTTCCAGCATAAATAAGTCGTTGCTGGTCAGCAGGAATACCTTCTTTATCGGTAATCTTTTGTTTAACATTTTCAATAGTATCAGAGGCTTCAACCTCCAATGTGATTGTTTTTCCAGTAAGTGTTTTTACGAATATTTGCATGTTTTAATGAATATATAAAAGAATGTATAAAAAAGAATGTATAAAAATGAATATATATATGGATATATATTCATAAATAAAGTTATCTTTAAATGTTTTATCAAATAATACAATTTATTACATATTATTACATATATCTTATCTCCCCCTACAGAACTGTGTGCCCTTTATACGATTCAAATAGCGGTCATAAGAGTTATGTTTAATATCACATCCAACCCCACCAGGGGCTCTTGCACCAGGCCGCCCAGGCCCAAAAATAGCAGTATTACAATGTCTAGATACATACGCTTTTTGAGAAGCGGCAACTGCGCGGTCACTCATTTGGTTCCAGTCGACTGAATATCCCGCCCCTACGCCAGAGGCGCCATATGGAACGGCCAAAGAAGGAGAACAGAGGGGTTTTACATAGGCGTTTTTAGACCCAATGCGCATAGTAAAAATAGAAGAAGGGTAACGGACTTTATTTCTAATAACAGCACGATTTTGTGCTTGAACTACGGGGTTATTTTCACATAGAATACCAGGAGTAAAAGTACCACGATAGTATACATATGTTTTGGATGTAGAAGGGTTATTCAAGTTTGACTGAACAACGATAGTTCCAGTTCCATATATCCCTGAACCGACGTTTACTATTCCAGAACCAGTATTTACAGAACTACTCATTATTTATCTTTATTATATATATTGGATATTATAAAATCGAAAAACATAATCCATTATACATAATCCATTATATGATATGTATGATATGTTATAATCCATAATATGATATGAAAATTGATATGAATATATACCACTATATATTTATAACAGTAAAACCCTACTAAAAAACAGTGAGTGATAAGAGAAGACAAAGACAACGACAAAGACAAAAATGTCAACAAGTTCTATGAAAGGATATGGATACATAGAAAAACAAGGTGATAATAAGTTTATAGCTTATTTGAAGAAGTACTGTAATGAACAAAACTTTCGGTTTTCTTTGACAAATCCCGTATTAATTGAAGCATACAACAGAGATAACCCAGAAAATGCTTGTATAAGACAAAGGAGAAAAATAAAAAGAAGTACAACCATAAACACAGATATATTATCAAAAAAAATGGATGATATATCAACACACATAATGAACAAAGAAGGTATGGATGGAGATACAAAAGATATGATACTTTTATTGATAAAAGAAGTAGAAAGAATAAGTAATGAAAATGAACAGTTGAAGAAAGAGATAGAAATGATAAAAGAAAGGGATAGAGAGAAAAGAGACAGAGACACAGAGAAAAGAGAGAAAGAAACACTGACAAAAAAGAATATAGTCCAAGAAAAACTGGAAGAATGGGTAATGAAATGTGAAAGCAGTGAGAGTTCCTACTCAGTATTTATTAAAAGTAATATATGTGTTACGAATGATGACATTGACAGAATGGTAGAGAGCCCTAAACAGCCAATAATTGATATTTTGGTTAGAGTATTGGAACAAAGTATTCAAGAGACAAGACAAAATAACCAAGAGACAATACAAAATAACCAAGAGACAATACAAAATAACCAAGAGACAAGACAAAATAACCAAGAACATACAATTCCAATTATATCCGTTCAAGAAAGGGGTAAAAAAGCAGTGTATGTTTATGTTAACCAAACCAATATCAGTGAAACCCCCCCAACTACAAAATACCAGGAAATAACAAATGAACAGATAGTGTTCTTTATAAAAGAAATCAACTACGCGATAATGAAAAGAATTTCAGACTGGAAAAAGATAAACACAACACAAGGGAACTTTACAGAGAAAAAGGATGATGGTTACCTAACATTGCTGAATAAAATAACGAACATAGAGTATGAAAAACTAGTAGATAAGTTTAGACAAGTATTGTATAAACTGTTATTACAAACATCGAGTGAAATGTGAAAATTCCAGCCAACTCCAACGCTAACCTAAACCTTTGTTTATTTTCATCTCGCCTTCAATGTCTTGGATTTTTTATTTGGGATACTACTGATATTTTTATTATATTTATTCGTTCTGTTTTTATTTTTCATATCCTTCGTAACATTTTTACCTAAAATAGACCTCAACTTACGAGTATGATTTGCCATAGTGTTTTTAGACATATGTTTCGTCATATCCCACAAGTTATAACGCAAGTAGCAAACAATCGAAAGTCTTTTAGCATCCTCTCCACTCTTTTTCATAGGCAAGTTAGCGTGCCATTCATGGACATTCATATAAAGAACATCCCCATATCTAACATCGACACCAATTCCATACTGAGGAAAACAAGTCTCTGCACCGCTATACTTACCTTTTTCAATAACCACCAAGTTTCCGAACCCTTCTTCATCATCGCCCTTGTCTTTATGAATAGCAGTCTGGAAGTTCACATTCGTAGTAACAGTGGTAAATGAAGTTCCACATATTTTGAAAGGAGTTTGGTTCGCCTTTTGTCGCTGTTTTTTATAGTACTCAGGCGCATACTTTTCATAATACTCGTCGATTTCTTTGATAAGGGGAACTGCTTTGGCAAAATTCTCTGGATAATCGCGATTGAAACGGGTTTCACGAACAGGTAAAATCTTCATCCCTTTTCTTTTTAAAATAGCTTTTTGAGAAACGGATAACTTATCGATATATCCCAAAATATTTGATTTAATCTTAGGGTTATATCCAGTAATTCTACTATCACTACCAGAAGCAACACCACGAGCGGATGTTTCTACTTCTGCAAACTCAATCACATTATCATAAAAGTCTTCAATCTTTTTTTTCGTGAGTTTATTTTTACGGAAACGAATGAGGAGTTTTTTACTTTTACCAACACTTTCTGTGTCAGAGTCAGAGTCAGAGTCCGAATCAGAATCAGAATCCACCGCATAAACATCCGCATTATCCTTGATAATAAAATCAATTTGGGAAGGCTGAATAAACTTTCCCTTCATAGCAACCATTTTTTCATCGGATATGTTTTTCTTTACATAATAAACCATTACATCACCTTTTTTTTCTTTTTTGATAATCATTTCAACTATTTTACTTACTTATATATAAACAAATATATAAATAAATATAAAAATGAAAATATCTGTTATAAAACAAAACAAAAAAACAAAAAAACAAAAAAAACAAAACAAAACAAAACAGTTATAAAATAACTATTACAAAGCTACCTCCAACTCCATCAAACCGTTCTCAAATATTTCCATTAAACCGACATAGTCATCATCTTTTTTCGACTCAACCCGCCCAATAATATTTACCTGACACATTTTGTATACAAACACAGCAAAAACACCCCCAACCAAAGCACCAACTACAACCTGCCAAAATGTATGGTTCTTATATTTTAACCGCTGATACATAGTCAACAAACACAAAGCAAAATAAACAACGGCAATACGCAGATTTTGTAGAGATAAATAAATATAAGTAAGTGAAAAGAAAGTGGTTTGCGTATGTCCAGAAGGCATACCATAAGTATCAAATCCAAATCTACCACCATTACTATGGATAAGATTCACTAGTTTGACGTCTTCTTTTGGTCGTGGTTGTTTGAAAAGAAGTTTCAGTAATATATTCATAAGAACATTGATAAATGAACCGGAAACATAGTAAAAAAGCAGGTTGGATTTGCTTTTGAGTAATATGATAGTAAGAATAAAAAGAATATTAGGGGCAAATATAGCCACATAGTCAAGTAGAGTAATAATGATGGTGAATAAGTGTTCTATGTTTTTCATAATACTTCCGAAAACAGAAAAAGAGGTAGAAGAAGACATGGATAAAAAGACTATAACTAATATAAGGGCATATTTTATTCTTTTACACTCTTGAAGATTTAAAAAATGATATTCCTCTCTCCTCTCCACCCTATCTTCTCTCCACCCTATCTTCTCTCATCCCTATCTTCTCTCCACCCTATCTTCTCTCATCCCTATCCCCTCCCTATCCCCTCCCTATCCCATCCCCCTCTCTAATACTTGTATAAACACTCACAAATCATATTTATTGACCAGTCCGCCCCATTCAGGTTCAACACATTCCCTTTATCATCCAAAAGTTGCACTTTCAACCTTTCAATATTCACAGGACCAAAATAGGTTCTCTTGTTATCCTGTAAAGTACCACCGAACTCCACTATCAGTCCACCAGTCTGAACACCATAGGTTTTAATAGGAATAATAGAAAACATATCTGGATTCGTAGGCGCTCTCGTCTTATAATTCGTTCTATTCAAATTATTTTTCATAATCTCATTAATAGTATATATCTGTGACTGCGTCAAAACGCGAGGAGCACTAGGAACCATTACTGGAACATTGACAATACCCAAATTCGCCTTATCTTCAATAAGCAGTCCAACATCTGTATTTTGGTTCAACGAACCCACAAGACTATTAATATTGGATCCAGTTCCGTTCACACAAATATACGGCAAGTCAGGCGAGTAATAAGTAGGTAGTTTAATTTGTTTGGAAGTTTCCGAGATAGTAACGAAGGTGTTATTAATATGGTTTTGGTTGAAATCGTCAATTACTAAGATAAGATACTTGGTCCCATACAAGTTCAACACAGCCACACTAGTATTTCCAGGGTTACCGAAAGAGTCGAATTCAGCAACATTCAAAAACGGGACACGAAAACCGAGTAGCCAACCGAGCGATTCGTCCATATAATATGTTTTATTGACGCATTTGTTTAACGAAGGATTACACTGTAAAGTAGCAGTAAAATCGAAGAATGTTATTTGAGTAGTAGTATCCACTGTGAACATAAT